TTACTTTTATCAGAAAACTTGTGCGGAAATTCCTCGCGCATAATCCGGTCAATCTCCTGATAGTAAAAATCAGAAGTCGGATCGATGCCGCGAGAAACCAAGTCATGGTCAACCGCCTGAGCCGCCCCAGTCATAACAGCATCGCGGCCAAACCACGGATTCTTCTGCGCCCACTGGACGGCNTTCGGATCGGGCTGTGACGGCTGATATGCCTGCTGCCTAGGCTGCTGCTGAGCTTNNTTNGGACTTGGCNTAGAAAGAGATTTTGCCCTNATCTTTTCGGCGCTGACCTCAGAAATCTTTGCAGTCAGATCGGCAACCTTGGCGTAATCGCTATCCTCGTAAGCATCTTTAAGCTGATCGCGAAGAGCCTGCTCTTGGGTCGTTAGGCGGTTATTAAGCTCAGCAACATAACCCTGATCGACAGTCTGCATACGAGCCTGCATACTTTCGGTCTGAGCCATAAGGCCACGAGCATAGTTGTAAGCGTCCTGAGCCTCCTGAGAGAGCTTATTATTGCGCTCTTCGGCAGTCTTGGCGCGAGCAACAAGCTCATTGATACGCTTCTGAACGCGGGCACTGTACTGTTCGTGTTCGCCTTCAGAATCATCTGAGGAGTCGTCAGCTTCCTGCTCAACAACCTCCTCGTCGTTTACGTTTTGTTCTTCGTTCTGATCTTCAGATTCAACGAAACTCATGGGTTCCTCAAGCGTGTTTGATGTCGTTGGGGTCTTGGACGACGGCAAGAATCTCGTCGTCATTGATAATCCGAAGCTCAGCGCCATCGATCTTAAAGCGAGAGCCGGAATATCTGGCGGTTATGACGTAATCGCCAATCTTGCACCAAGGATCAGAGTCCCCAAACTTGTCAGGGTCTCGGAAGCACAAAGGCCCCATCTTGAGAACCTTGGAGCAAACCGAAGCATACTTTTCCTTATCAACCGTAGAATCTGGCAGCCAAACACCGCCATCGGTCTTCTTCTTTGGAACAATCGGCCACACAACTATGCGCCATCCAGTAGGCTCAGGAAGCCTGTCAAGGGCGCTCCCGGTCGGTGGCGTGATGTCCGGGTCGTTGATGTAGTTGCCAAGAATCTTGTCAAGATTAGGCATTTCGGTCTTTTCGGCGGCTTCCGCCATTACTCATCCTCTTCATCTAGGTGTTTGAACTCTTTCTTCAGAAAACCCTCAATAAGCTCATAGGCCCTTATTTTGCCTACAGCGCATTGATAAGCCTCATACGATTTGGCATTGCCAGCAGACAGGTGTTCGGCCTGTGCATCGCGTTCTTTGCGTAAAAACCTGTAAAGGCTTTCCGCGAGTAGAATCGCATCCATTACAGCCTCTATATTAGGACTGTAATGTTATATATTTATTTATAAAGTCGCGTCAACACACGAATACTAGTGAGTATTTGTGTTACCAAGTAAAAGCTGGACCTTTGTCTCTAGCTCAACAACCTTCACTTTGAGTTCTGCCTCACGCAACAGGCAGTCATAGTAATCACGGCGCAATTCCGCGATTTCCTCATCAATAGTTTTACGAGCAGCGTTTACGGTATGTTCTCTAGAGGCCATCATTTCTTGCCACCAATCTTGCTCTTAATCAGGTCTCTAACGCCGAAGCTGGCGGCAAATACCGTAAAGATCAAAACCTGAAACCACTCAGGGGCCTGACTAAGACCATTAAGTCCAGATAAGGCCCACTCTTGAGTCCAAGGAAGAAACACCAAAGACATCACCACAACAGCCCAAATCGTCAATAGCTCGTCCTTCCAGCTATTGGCCGAATTGTTAGCCATGATTTGGTCCCAGTCGATGTCAGCCGTAGCTTTCTTCGCCTCAATCTCCAAGCGAGCAGTGTGCTTTGCTTCCGTGATCTCCTGACGGCGCTCGATCCATCGAGAGCCAGTCTCAATCACTTTGGAGACAATGGGACCGCCAAGGATTTTCCCAAGGACCGCAAACATTACGCAATCTTCGTCGGAAGCTGACGCTCCATAGCCCCACGACCACGGGCTGTAACCTTACCCGGAGCATTCGGCACATTGGTTCCCAGAACCTGACCGAGCGGGACTTCGCCCTGATACTCAACCTTCATCGAGGTATCAACACCAGCCATACGCTTGGGCATCTTGCCCTTCAAACCAGTATCTTCCATCACGCACTCCTTTTTTTGCGAGACTTGCCAGCCTTGGACAAGGCAATGGCGATACGCTGCTTATTAGCAGCCTTCTTACCCTTCTTCTTGCGAGTCTTGGCAATAATAGCAGGGGGATTTTTCTTTAGTTCCGAAAAAGCCTTCTGAAGTTTGGTTTTCTTAGCCACGACCAATTCTCCCCACAAGATTTGCCGCAATACGCTCACGAGCAATGGCACTGCGCTCACTAATGGCTCTGTTCTGAGCCTCAACACGCGCCACATCAACCATGTTCTGTGCAGCGGCCTTGGACGAATCAAGCGCAGACTTCTGCTTGAACTTCTCGCCCTCAAGCTCAAGTTTGCGGGCAGCAAGCATAACCTCTTGCTCCCTGATCGCCACAAGCGGGTCTTTCTGCTGTGAAGGCTCTTGAGCCTGAGCAAAGCCCTCAGTCATTGCCGCTACAGTTTCCGCGATCCTGTCCTCGATCTCATTTGCAAGCGCAGCCTGCTGTTCCGGCGCAATCATTCCGCCCTGAGCCTGCATAAGCTGGACGACCTGTTCCATCATCGTGCTAGTGACAATCTCACGGGCCTTCAGACCAAGGTGCTGCATGATGTGGGCATTGACGTTTGCCACAATAGTCGGGTTTGCCTGAACAATCGGAATAACCATAAGCGCCATGTGTGCCTTGATATGGGCATCATGGTTCTGACCCTCAAAAGCCTGCGCCCCCATGCCCTTGGTAAAGTCATTGTTCTCAAGGGCTGGGTCTTTCGGCTGCGGCTGCGGAGGCGGCGGCAGAAGCTGCTCAACATCACGAACATTAAGAGCTTCGTACATACGGCGATAAGCCTCATATACACCCTTCTCGCCGTGAATCTGAGGATTAGACTGAACCATCTGAAGAATGTTCTGAGCGAGAGCAACGCGCTGAGACATGCTAAAGATGTTGGGGTCTGAAACAGGAATGATGTCAACTCGGCCATCAAAGTCGGTTGATTTAATGACCCTGTTGATGTTGCCTAGGTTATACGGGTACTCAGACGGCAAGTAGCGGCCAAGAATGTCTGCAAGAAGGATGAACTCTTGCTTCTGCGCGTAGTGGCAACGCTTATGGATGGCCGACATGACACGAGACCCGCGCTCGATAAGAGCAACGGTTGTCCCCACCGGGGTTTCGTTGTTCATGTCGCTGAAACTCTGGTCGGCAAGCGAAACGAACCGCCTGCCGTCCTGAACCAGCAGAGAAAGAAGCTGAAGCAGAGTCTGGCTTGGCTCCTTAAAGGGCAACGGCATAATCGCTTCACGAAGACCGGCAGGGGCATCAATGTCCCTAAACTCACCCGGACGGATCGGGTTCTCTTCCTCGGCAAGCTGAACGCCACGCTGCTTGAAACCACCCGGAAGATTGGCAAGAGTCCCCGCGTCAATTAGCTGACGCAGAATGCTCGTAGCCCCACGGGCAAGACCGCCAATCATGTGCGGAAGGCCAAACCCGTAGAAACCAAGACCCGGAAGGAACTTGTAGTGAATGAAGTATTCAATCTTCGTAAATGGGTCTTCGGGGTAGTAATTCCGGCGGATGCTTAGAATCTCACCAGAGCCTTCATCAATCGTAACAATGTAAGGCAGAGCGATCCCAGTTTCTTCACCGTTTTCGTCACGATGCGGAAAATCAGGGAGATCAATGAACGCATGAAGCTCATAAACAATGAGATTGTCGTCGCTATAACTCGGATGAACGCCTTCAAGACTATCCTCCTCATCTCTGATGGAACTGCCATATGTGCTGTTGTCTGATGGCAGGACTTCGACATCTTTGTAGAAATTGATGAACTGTAGCTTTTTAAGCTCATTCATCGGCATGGAAATACGCTGGGCAATGCGCTGTGCGCTTTCCAAGTCGGTTGTCCCATACGGGACAATAATGTCTTCAGCAGGAACAAACTTGCTGACCGGCCTCGTTACCACGCGGTCGTAGTACGTCTTCTTGAAGGCAGAGCCGCTCAGCGGGAGATAGAAAAGGAGCATATCCATCTCTGGATCGTATTCCTTCATCTCAACCGTAATCTGGTAGTTCATAAACTCGGCAACGCGATCAGCCTGAGCTTCAATTTCCGGGTTTGAAGCGCCAACAATCTGGGTCCGAACAGGACCACCAGCAGGCATAAGCTCCTTGTAAGCCTGAGCCTGAAACTGAGTTACACTTTCCGCAAGAAGGGGATGGGTAACGCTGCTCGCGCCCTCAAACGGGAAGTCCCTAAAGTCCTCATACTTGATGCCCAGAGAATCAAGGCCCTTCCTGTAGGTCTCTTCCCATTCAGAGCGAGAATCTAGGTCGCCCTTAATGTCTCCAAGAAGTTGGGCCGAAAGCGCCCCAAGAGAGGTATCGTCAAGAAACTCAGCAAGGTTGGCGTCAAACGGGATTTCCTGCTCTGAGGGCACTTCTTCCTGATAGAAAGAAACGCTGCCGTCAGGATTTTCTTCCGCGATCATGTCTTCGGGAAGTTCGACCTCTTCTTCCTCAATGACCATCCCCATAGGATTGTCGAGGGTCTCTTCGTTCTCTACAAAGGCCATCAGTAATAACTTCTCGATTCACGCCACGCGGACGATTCTAATTCATAATCCGTTTCAGACCTGATGAAACCACCCTGCCTGAACCGCAAAATAGCCTGAGTTGTGCTGTCTACCAAGTCGTCGCTGTCGCCAGCAGGAAAGGCGGCACACTCTTCAATTAACTCTTGTGCAAACTTGTTTTCGGGTGCCCAAACAAGGCCGGATTCAAAAACAGCAGCAGCACCATGAGCGCGGGCTATCTTATCATTACCTCGGCTAGGAGTGAAATTGGAAACTGGAAGCCCGATTTTCCTGAGTTCATGGGTTAGAGGTGTCCCGGCAGCTTTCGCCTCAATCAATATCATGTCCGGGTTCCAGTAATTGTATTCATCATATGCCCTTTTCTTTAACTCAGGGAAGTCCAGACGCTCCTTCCAAGAGTCCAGCAATATGATGCCCTGACCTTCATCTTGGTCAGTAAATACACCCCAAGTGGTGCAGGCACTGTAGTCAGCCTTGGCCTTCTTTGAGAAAGCTGTGTCGTAGCTTTGGAGGATATAGTCGCATTCCGGGGGGTTCTTTTTTTCCCAGATTCTCCAGTACTCTCGCTTCAGGATTGCACTTTCTTCAGCAGAAGGGTTCTGCATCCACTGTGCAGACCAAGCCGCAACGGTCAAAGATGCCTTGACCTTCTCTAGCTCTTCTAAGTTCCAGAACTCGGGCCAGAGAGGGTTGTTCGTTTCCGGGAATATGGCAGGAAACTCAACAACCTCCCACTGATCCGCCTTCTCATTGGACTGGTCCTTCAGGAGGCGTGAGGTCAAGTCCCTATTGCCCCACCTAGTCATAACAAGAACAATCGCCCCACCCGGCTGAAGGCGCTGTCTCGGACCACTGATATACCATTCATAGGCCGCATCTAAAGCAGTGGCGCTCATAGCGTCTTGCTCAGAATGCGGGTCGTCAATAATCAGCAGATTAGCGCCACGACCTGAAATGGCACCGCCAATACCCGCAGCGTAATACTCACCGCCAGCGTCAGTATCCCATCGCCCGGAAGCCTTACTGTCGCTCCGCATATGGACCTCCGGGAAGATCGCCCGGTAGTCAGACGTATCAACCAGATTCCTGACCTTGCGACCGAATCTCACAGAAAGGTCAGCAGTGTGAGTAGTCTGGATGATCTTGAGCTTGGGGTTCCTGCCGATCATAAAGGCCGGGAACAAATAGCTGGCAAATTCAGATTTTGTGTGCCTTGGCGGCATATTGACGATTAACCGCCTAAGGCTTCCATCAGCGATACGTTGCAGTTTTTCTGCATAAATCTGATGGTGCTTGCCCATAACGAAGTCGGGCCAGACAGTCTTCACAAAAGACATGAAGTCTTCGCGACACTGATCTTTGTTCTTTAGCTGAACCAGCGCCTCTTTTAGGCGCACATACTCAGTTAGCTTATCTGGCGAAAGACCAGAAAGCACATCAGTTTGGGCCATTACACAACAAAGCTGCTGATTGGCACCGTGACTCTACGCAAGGGCGGAATGGGGCTTACAGACGGCAAACCTAATCCGGCATAGGTCTGGTAAACCGGCGGAACATACGCGGGCGCTACTGCTGGTGCTGCCTGCTGGGGATCGCCAAGGTCAGGATCAATATCATCTCCGGTATCAGGCGGCGTCATCTGATCGATGATGTAGTCAATCTCTGATTGAGAGGGAGTGTCTGCCGCATCACCGGGGAAGTCGCCGAAGGTGTTGTCTGCATACCCCGAAGTCATGGCAGCCGTAAGCAAGGGGCCAACGTATGGAAGG